CGAGTGGGCGGGCAAGCCTTTTCGTCTTTTGGAGTGGCAAGAACAGATTATTCGTGACATTTTCGGTGTAATTAAACCCAACGGAAAACGACAATTTACACACTGTTTTGTCGAGATTTGCAAGAAGTCGGGGAAGTCGGAATTAGCCGCCGCAATCGCACTTTATCTGCTTTTTGCGGACGGCGAATATGGAGCTCAACTTTTCAGTGTTGCCAACGATACAAAACAGGCTGAACTGGTTTTTAATATGGCGGTCAGCATGATTCGCCGCCAACCTGCGTTGTTAAAACGCTGTAAAATTGTCCCGTCTGCGAGCCGAATTGTCTTCCCCGAAACCGAAAGTTACTATGCGGCGGTGTCCAAAGAAGTCGCCACGAAATTCGGCACAAATGCCCATGCAGTCATATTTGACGAGCTTTTGGGGCAGACGAATCGTGAACTTTACGACACCATGACTTTGGGTGCGAATTCCGCACGAAAACAACCGTTAAACTTCGTAATTACCACGGCGGGGAACGACCGCCAGTCGATTTGTTATGAAGAACACTGCACTGCGACTGACATTTTGTCGGGAAAATACCATGATAGTACATATTATCCAGTCGTTTTCAGTGTTCCCGATGATGCCGATTGGCAGTCACCTGAGACGTGGCATAAAGCCAATCCGAGCCTTGGGAAAATCGTTGATGAAGAGTATTACACCAACTTTTGTGAATCGGCAAAACATAATCCCGCAAAAGAATTATATTTTCGACAATTTTTCCTCTGCCAGTGGACGACTTCGGTAAAAAGATGGTTGCCGATGGAGAAATATGCAAAGTGCGGCAAACCCTTTGATGTAGCGGATTTGCACGGTCGAGTGGCATACGGTGGTTTGGATTTAGCTTCCACGAATGACATCGCCGCATTCGTGCTTGTTTTCCCACCTCGAATTAAAGACGGTGAACGTGGTGAATATTTTGTTTTACCGCATTTTTGGATTCCCGAAGAGAACATGAAACAGCGTGTCAAAAAGGACAGAGTTTCGTATGACAAGTGGGTTCGTGACGGTTTTCTTGAGGCGACTGAGGGCAACATAATTTATTACGATTTTATCGAAAAGAAAATCACGGAATTGAGTAAAATTTACGAAATTCGTGAAATTGCATACGACCGTTGGGGGAGCATTCAGATGTGTCAAAACCTCGAACGTGAGGATTTTGAGATGGTGGAATTTGGGCAGGGATTTAAGTCTATGAGCCAACCTTCGAAGGAATTATATCGCCTCGTAATTGACGAAAGACTTCGGCATAATGGGCATCCTGTGCTTGAGTGGATGTTTGAAAATGTCCACATTGAGACCGATGCGGCGGCGAATATTAAGCCCACGAAAATTAAATCGAAGGACAAAATTGACGGCGTTGTGGCGACTGTAATGGCGTTGGATAGGGCGATTAAACGCAATAAAAAGCCGAGGGGCGGACTCGTGAGTTTCAACATACACACAGGGCAAATGTTGCGAAATGGTGTTCCGATTAGCGAAGAGGAGGAGGACGAATATTGATGGAAAATTATAAAATCGAAATTCGCCGTGTGCATATTTCGGAATTAATTCCCGCCGAATATAATCCACGAGTGGATTTAAAACCCGGTACACATATGTATGAGCGGCTTTTGCTGTCGATTGAGCAGTTCGGTTACGTCGACCCAATCGTTTGGAATGAGCGGACAAAACACGTTGTCGGTGGGCATCAGCGGCTGAAAATTCTCAAGGAGCGTGGTGCGGAAAACATCGATGTTGCGGTAATCAACTGCGACCCCGACCGTGAAAAAGCACTCAATCTCACGCTGAATAAAGCGACTGGTGATTGGGAAATTCCGAAGTTGGTTAGCCTGTTGAAAAACATCGAAGACACCGGTCTGGAACTGAATTTGACGGGGTTCACGCTGAAGGAAGTTGACAAATTATACAGCCAAGCCGCTCGTCAAAAAGGCAACCTTTCTGAGGACGATTTTGACGTTGATGAAGTCACTGAAATCATCGAAATTCCTGTCACGCAACTCGGCGATATTTGGTTAATTAACGGACATCGGTTGATGTGCGGCGATTCCACCAAACCCGCTGATGTACTGCGTTTGATGGGCGGGAATAAAGCAAAATTTTGTTTCGCAGACCCGCCGTGGAATGTAAAATATGGAAGCACTTCCCACCCAAATTGGAAGACTGGCGAAGACCGCACAATTTTGAATGACGATATGTCGAGCGAGGATTTTTACCATTTTCTGCTCGCCGCATTCAAAAATATGGCTTCGGTATGTGAGTTGGGGACTCCGATTTATATCGCAATGTCGGCACAGGAATGGCACAATGTTCACCGTGCTTTACTTGAGTCAAAATTCCACTGGAGCAGTACAATTATTTGGTACAAGGACGCATTTGTGCTGTCCCGAAAGGACTATCACACGCAGTATGAGCCGCTTTGGTACGGGTGGTTGTCGGGGGCGGCACGGTTGTGCGAAGTCCACGATAGACAGCAGTCGGACGTTTGGGAAATTAAGCGACCGAAAAAGTCCAAGGAACATCCGACTATGAAGCCCATTGCGTTAGTCGGCAAGGCAATCAACAACTCCAGTCGTAAAGGGGATTTTGTCGTTGATTTGTTCGGCGGTTCTGGGACAACTTTATTGGCGTGTGAGCAGACCGAAAGAGTCGCTTATTTGATGGAATTATCGCCGAAATACTGCGATGTAATTGTCGAACGTTGCCGCAATTTTCTGCAGTCGGATTCAAATATATTTTTACTTCGTGATGGAGTGAAATATTCCTTTGATGAAGTGCCTAAACCTCCGAAACCTGAACCGCTTGAACCCTCTGAAACAATGGAATAATGCGGGTTTGTGTCCATTAAGTGTGGGTTGATTTTTCTTTCAAAAGGAGTTATACTGTAATCAAGCCAGAGGGGAAAACCTCGAACGGCAAATAAAATTTTTTTGGGGAGATTACGGTTATGAAAATCAATTACAATGTTCAAGGAAAAGAGAGAAAGGCTCTCGTAAATATCATCGCAGAAACTATCGGTGAAGAGGCAGTCTACGAAAAAGCACCGACCTACAATTACACCATCGGGGACTTCACTGTCGAGCGTGACGGAACGCTTTCATTCAACTCCGCAACCATTGATGAGAAGCGGGTTAGAGAGGTCATCAATGCTCTTGAGGAGGGCGGTTTCAAGTACGAGGATTCAGATTCTCTCAGCATTGGTGTACCGCTCGAGGGGTTCACTCCCGAAACGCTCAACAATCTCCGCTTAATGGTGGAGTCGAAAGCGGTACTCATCAAAAAGGCTTTAGGAGTGGATTCCCTGCCCATCGAAGTCGGCGAGAGCGAGTTGACCTTTCCGTGGTTTCGCTCTGGATTGTCGCGAGAAGAAACTCACTCCTACGCACAATTTATCACGGAATTGTGCCGCACTGCGAAGTCCAAAAAGCGGGTCACAGCCAAGCCTCAAGAGGTTTTCGAGAATGAAAAATTCGCTATGCGTGTTTGGTTAATATCGCTCGGCATGAAAGGCGAAACTTTCAAAGCCACTCGCCACCATATGCTCAAGAATTTGGAGGGCGACAGCGGTTGGCGGTACGGCAACGAAAATGGGGGCTTAAGTCCACGCAGGGAGCGGGTTTATCGGGAGGTGGTTTCGGTGCGGTTTACCCCCGAAGTTTTGGGGCAATTAGCGGAACTCGCAAGCCAATGCAATATGTCGAGGAATCAGCTTATAGAGAGCGTTGTTTGCGAATATATCCAGTCTGAAACCCTCATGGAGAGTGAATTAGAAGACGAATCGGAATCGTAGTTACCGCAAAAATAAACATGGTAACTACAGCGACTGCTCCTTTATTTAGAGGAGTTGTCGCTCTCTTGTCTGAACGCTCTGCGTTTAGTATAACACAAAAATTCTGAAAAGTCAACATTTTTCGTGGAATTTTAACGCCGTCCATTGAGGGCGGTTTTTCTCGTGGAATAGGACAAATTATCGCTCTCATATAATTGTTGTGAAACGAATAATTGCGGGAGGTAGACATGAATTCTGTGAAAACATTTACCTACAAAGATAACGAAGTGCGGATGATTGAAATCAACGGCGAGCCGTGGTGGGTTTTGGCGGATGTATGCGATGTTCTTGAACTTTCAAATCCAACGAGCGTAGCATCAAGATTAGATGACGATGAACGGGCTAAGTTTGACTTAGGGCGGTCTGACGAAACTGGTGGCGGAGGCGAGGCTAACATTATTAATGAAAGCGGCTTGTACAGCGTGATTCTGCGTTCTGATAAGCCGAGTGCCAAAGCGTTTCGTAGGTGGATTACTCACGATATTTTACCTTCGATTCGCCGCCACGGACTGTACATAAAAGATGAGTTGTTACTGCAAGCGATACAAGAACTCCGTGAAGTAAAATCCGCACTGAATATTCAACAACAGCAAATCGCTGAAATGTCCTCAAAGAGCGGATATTACGATGTTATTCTGAACACGAAAAACACCATTTCTGTGTCGGCAATTGCCAAGGATTACGGCAAATCTGCAACGTGGTTAAACAAGAAACTTCACGAGTTTGGAGTGCAATTTAAGCAAGACGGAATGTGGCTTTTATATCAGAAATACGCTGAGAAAGGTTACACGAGTACGAGGACACACGGGATTATCGGTTCGAATGGGGAATTGCGTTCAAAAATGCACACTTATTTTACTCAAAAAGGGCGTTTGTTTATTTATGAATTGTTGAAGTCGAATGGTATTTTACCGCTAATCGAGCGGGAAATTGACGATGAAGATGATGGTGAGCAATTGTCGTTGTGTGAGGAATTATGAAACGAATTTACATATGCTCGCAATATGCGGGTGACATCGAAACCAACATCAAGAACGCTCGCCGATACTGCCGATTCGTGGCTGAGTGCGGGTTTAATCCGATTGCATCACATTTATTATACCCGCAGTTTCTCGATGATAATTCGCCGAAAGAACGGCAGTTGGGGTTGGAGTTAGGGTTTGATTTGTTGCGGGTTTGCGATGAGTTGTGGTGCTTTGGTGAGCGAATTAGCAACGGCATGAAAGCCGAAATCGAAAAGGCTGAAGAGTGGGGGATTTTTGTGCGGTATTCCAGTGACTTCAATCCCACCGTAAGCTCTTAAACACTGGCTGTCGTAATCCGCCGTTCGCAGTATATTCCATGAATTGCACTGTGCAGATTAATTGCGGTTCAATGCAAACCAACACCCCCAACGCAAACCTTCTTATAGTGAATCCGCTCGTGAATGACGATATAATTCAACCGACCGCCTCCCCCTAAACAAAGCCCTGTTTCGATAAAAACAGGGCTTTTCTGATAGGGTTCGGCGGGAACGCAGATTTTGGAGCTTGACTTTTTTCGACTTTTAAGGTATAATGGGGGTAGCCAGATGGATTGGTCACGCCTTTTCTTTAAGCTTTTCTTGAGTATTACCCTATGAAGTTTGTTACAGATAAAATTAAAAAAAGAGTTTGTAATAAATATAAAGGAGACCAACTATGAAAAGTCAAGCCCTTTTTGAAAAATATTTTTAGAAATTTATGGAATTCGGAAAATTTTTAAAAAGGCACAAAGAAGCGAAGCAGGGACAGTAGCGAAAAACGCAATGTT